CGGCGCTCTTCTTCCCGCCGCCGCTGTTCCTCCAGCGCCTTGTGCCGGTCAGCCACAGTCTTGATGGCGGTAGGTAAATCCAAATTGCTGCGGTACTCCACCATGATCTCGGCGGCGTTGTCCATGCCCTCGATTGCGGCCACGTCGGCCACAATGCCGTCCACGAATGCCTTTGCCTGCTTTTTCAAAGAGGTCAGGCTGTCGCTCATGTTGACTTTCGGGCGGTAGGTCAAATCGTCCAGCCAATCAATATCAGCGACTTCCACCAGCTCGCCGTAGTAGTCCATGAGTGATTCCGTTTTCTGAGCCACAATTCCAGAGGTCACATCCGTGATTTTCTGCTTCAACTCGGCATCTGCCTGCTGGAACGGTTCCGTCACGCACTCCCGGTAGATCTGCTCAAAGGCATTGTAGGGTTCAAGGATTTTGCTCTTGATGGCCGTGCGCTGGGCTTCGTACTCCTTGAATTCCTTGTTGAGCTGGGCGCGGACATCCTTGACGCTCTTATAGGTTTCTTCGGTGCAGATCATCGAAGTGGCTTCGGCAGTGCGCCGCTCAATGTCTGCCTTTACGCTGTGAAGCCGCTCGACAATGATAGGCAACTGCTGAAGTTCGATGACCTGCAATGCGGTATCCTGTGCCATATCGCACTCTCCTTTCAATTTTTGAACACTACATAATGGCCGGTAGTTTTGTTCATCAGAACCCAGCCGCCAACATCCGGGCTGTCCTGAACGAAAAGGTACTGCCGGGAATCCCAGCCCTGTGCGGAAAGGGCTTCTTTCTGCTTGCGGGTCAGCCTTTTGGGCCGGGCATTCATGTGTCTGCCGCTCATACGGTACTCACCTCCTCATTCCAGCGCTTCAACAGCGAGGGCTGCATGGTGATGATCTTGTAGCCGGTGGCTTCCAGTTCAGTGCTGCGGTCGTAGCTCTGCACGTCCTGCGCGTGCCGTGTGACAGCGTTTGCCAGACCATAGAGGGAAAGGTCACCGCCCGCGATAAGATGCCCCAGAATGCCCTCGCTCTCGTTCTGGCGGATGTTGAACTCCTTGGCCGCAAGCTCAACCACCTTGGGAGCCGCCGCCGGGAGAATGGGCGCTTCCTTGGCATCCCGGAGTTTCTGCACCAGCGCATTAAACCGGGCTTCATCGACCGCCGCCCGGACGGTGTCCTCAATCTTCATCAGGAACGCCCGGTCGTCGGCTTCGATGGTCTCATCCCGGAAAATCCCGAAATCGCCATCCACGCTTTCATTGATGCGGCCAACATGGCGCTTGCCAACACCCACATCCGCCACCATGCCATTGGTACAGACAAGACGGTAAATCAGCGGCTTCACGGAAACGCTGCCCATGCCGACCTCAGAATTGGAAATCAGGATGCCGGCCTGAACGATGTCCCCCGGCACTACTTCGGTCTGGATGCGCTCATTGACAACCTTGATGTACATGCGGGTATCAGTCAGTTCACAGCTTTCAATGCGGGCTCCCTGCATTTCAGAGATAATCGGCAGGACCGTCTGTGCAACCTCGTAGTTGTCGATACGGCGGTAGCGGTCGGAGAGGATGGCGCGAGCGGTACCATCAAGGGTGCGAACCATGCGGCGGGTGTCCGGGGACTGCTGGAACCAGCCATTGACGTTTGCCATCAGCAGGCCGGGGTTCTCTGCCCGCATCCGCTCGTAGTAGGGAGCCGGGATCTTCAACTGCAATCCCAGCTGACGGTGGGCATTTTCGTTCAGCTGGAACGGGGTGTTGCCGATCACGAGGTCAAAGTTCTCGTTGACGGCGGTCATCTGCATAGCGCCCGCCGTGGCAACGTAGTCCTTTTTGACCTTGGCCTGCCGGTCAAGTTCAATCGCCAGCTCCTGCAAACTTCTTCCGTACTTCATTGAAATCTCCTTTTCTTTCAGAAAAATAACCGGGACAAGCCCGAAATCACATAAACTTGCGGAGCAGATCGCCTACTCGTGTATCACGGAGAGCACAGGCGAGCCATTCTCCAAAACCATCGAACACGCCCTTGTTGTCCAGCCAGATCAGCAGAGCCGCTCCAAAAGCGGTCAGCCAGAACTGGAACAGCGGGACACGAGCCGCCGCCTGTTCGGGGGTGAGGTGGTACATGAACATCAACAATTCCTGCATCTTTACTCCTCCCCACCGCAATAGATCTTCTCGGCCTGCTCAACGCTGGTGTCATCGAATGCCCAGTGCAGTTCATGCAGCACCTTTTCGATGGTCTTCTTGTCAAGCCCGGCTCTCTGCATAGCCAGCAGACAGTAGCCGGTGCAGGCCGCGTTGCTCCATGCACCATTCAGCGCAAGTGCTTCAAACAAAGAAATCTGTTCCTCATAGGTCATGTGCGGCTCTCCTTTCTCAGGTGTTCAGCTTTCCATGCGTCCAGCTGTTCACGCCCGCCGGGCTGACTGACGATGGAAAAGTAAAATTCCAAACATCCCTTTGCCAGCTGGTATTGGGCTTCCGGCGTGATGCTGGAAACATCAACTTTTATGTCGGACATCTTGGATTTCTTTCTCTTGTATAGCCCACTTGATTTCCGAGGGGAAATCAGTTAAACTAAAAAACGATGATGCAGCCTTTCTCAGACGTTCCTCCGGGAATGTGGACAGATAACCTTGGTCGGTATGGCGCATCGCTTCTGGCATCGCCCTGTTCCAGCAGGACGGTGCCTTTTTGGTTGCTCCCTCTCCCCTGTCATGCTATACTTGTGCAAAATCAGAAAGGAGAAGCGTATGAATAGAAAATCGGACTGTGAAGCAATAATTTTAAGTCCCGATGAGAAGCGCTTGCTTCGTAAGATCAGCCGTCACCCTCATACAAAATGTGACCGGTCTGAGGTAGCTGGGCTTTCTTCGATGGGCTTAATCAAAGCAGATCGCGACGAATCAGTTGATATTACTTACCAGCCCATGCACATGCTGGACACCTACTGTGTCACGGACTTCTACCGCATCTATGAAGAATATCTACGGCAGTCAAGAAAATCAGAACTCTTTAAGAGCCTGTGGCTCCCAATCATCGTGAGCCTTGTCACCACCCTAACAGTAAACGCACTGCAATGGTTGTGGCCGCTGCTATCACGATGGTTTTCCAATTCTCTTGTATGAAGTCCACCATCTGAGCCATTGGCCCATCAGCTCCCTTTCCGCTGCGGCGGTTCGGGAGCTTTTTGTTTGCGGTCAATTCAGTTCACCTCCGTTGTGTGTTCCTTCGTCGCATATATGCGATAATTTAGGCAAAAAATATCGCAGAGAAGTCCCTTGCGGTAAAGTTCAGCGCCCTCGCTATTGCATTGGCTTCTCCAATGGTGAAATTTTCGCCTTTTTCGGTCAGCTTCCGATAAAACGTCGATTTGCTGACTCCGATAATATTTGACAGCGCTTCGACCGAAAAGTTGTTTTCAATCATCTTTGCTCTCAATTTTCGCACGTTCAATTTGTTCACCTCCTTTTCATGTCGCACATTTGCGACAACCGTATTGTACGCCCTTTCCGTTTCAAAGTCAAGAGTTTCTTCGCGTCTCATGCGAAATATTTTTTAAAAACCGGGAAATCGAATTGCAAATTTGCGAATTTTATGTATAATAGAGATTAAAAGGGAGGGCTTCAAATGACCATTGGAGATAGAATTCGTGCGAGACGGCAAGAGCTTGGCTTTTCAGTTGATGAACTTGCAACACGTTTGGGGAAAAACCGTGCTACCGTTTATCGATATGAAAACGGCGATATTGAAAATCTTCCTGTTGGAATACTGGAACCTCTTGCATCTGCGCTTGGAACCAGCGAAGCCTATCTTATAGGGCTAGTAGATGACCCCGCACCTTTAGGAAGCTCTATTGAAACCGCCGCTGATAAGAAAAAAGCCGCCCTCCAGCAGGAGGACGGCAAAGTGGCTGAGATTATGGAGCTGTTTGTGCATCTTCCGGCCGACAAGCAGCAGGAGGCTTTGAGCTACCTGCGCTACCTGTCAGCGAGCGCAGATAAGTGAGCAGTGTTTCTCGGTCAGCATCCGACAGGGCTTTCACCTGCTCAACGATTTTGGAATAATCTTCCGATTTCATGCGCTGGCATCCCCTTTCCTGTAAGATTGCTCCCGGAAGCAGCTCAAATATAACAGCTTCTTCCCTGCTTTGTCAGCGTTTCGGTAGATTTTTCCGTTTTTCAGCAAAATAAAAACGCCCACGGTGTTACCAGCAACGCAGGCGTTTCAGATCAGCTTACTCAGAGAGATGGTACAGGGATAAAACCTGTCCAGAGCAATAGCAGACCTCGCAGATGTTATTGTACCACCTCCGGGCAGGCTTGTCAAAGTGTACCCGGAGGTATTTTTATGGGCAAAAAACAAAAGGCAACCGGCGGCGATGCGGTCATCTACGCCCGCTATTCTTCCCACAATCAAAGGGATGTTTCCATCGAACAGCAGGTTGAAGCCTGCCGAAAGCACGCCGCAGAGCTGGGGCTGACCGTCACCGCCACCTACGAAGACCGAGCGATCAGCGGCAAAACGGACAAGCGCCCCTCTTTCCAGCGTATGATGCGAGATGCCGAGCAGCACAAGTTCGCCTATGTGCTGGCATGGAAAAGCAACAGAATAGGCCGCAACATGATGCAGGCACTGGTAAATGAGAGCCGCTTGGTGGATTGCGGAGTCAAGGTCTTTTATGCCGAAGAAGATTTTGACGATAACGCCGCCGGGCGCTTTGCTTTGAGATCGATGATGAACGTCAATCAGTTCTATATCGAAAACATGGCCGAGGATGTGAAGCGCGGCCTATACGATAATGCCAAAAAGGGGCTTGTCAATGGCAGTCTTCCGCTTGGCTATAAGCGTGGTGCCGACGGCAAGCCCGAAATTGATGAGCCGAAAGCTGCCATCGTCCGGGAGATTTATACACGAGTCGCCGCCGGGGAGCTTTTTGCCAGCATAGCCGCTGACCTCAATGCCCGCGGAATCAGAACCGCCAGAGGGCGCGAGTGGAACAAAGGCAGCTTCCATGTCCTCTGCCATAACGATAGATACCGCGGCATTTACATGTACGGCGACATCCGCATCCCCGGTGGAATGCCGCGCATCATCAGTGATGAGCTTTTCTACGATGCACAGGAGGCCTACGGCATGAAAAAGGATAACCGCTATGGACGCGCCCGCCACGGAGCAGAAAACTATCTTCTGACCGGCAAACTGTACTGTGGGCATTGCGGGAGCTATATGGTCGGGATCTCTGGCACCAGCAAGACCGGCGAAATGCATTATTACTACGCCTGTCAAAAGCACCGGCTGGAACACGCCTGCGAAAAGAAAGCCATCCGCCGGGATGTGATTGAAAATGCTGTGGCGCGGGCCATCATGATGTACTGCTTGGATGATGAAACCATAGACTTCATCGTGGACAGCACCATTGCTTACTTCAAACAAAAAGACCATGAGCTTCACATTGAAGCTATGGAAAATGAGCTGGCGGCTGTTCAGCAGGCCATATCCAACCTGATGAAAGCAATCGAAGCCGGTATTATCACCCCGACCACCCGAACACGACTTCTTGACCTTGAGGAGCAGCAAGCAAAACTCTCAGCCAAAATCAACACGGCCAAAGCAGAGCGGGTCGAAATCGACCGAGATGATCTCATTGCCGGGCTTCAGCTTTTCCGTACCGGGGATATAAAAAACAAAAAGTTCCTGGCAAAGCTGTTCAACACGTTCCTGCTCGCGGTGTATCTTTACGATGACAACCGGCTCAAGATAGTATTCAGCTTTACCGGAAACCATAACAACATAGAAATCCCTCTGGAGCTGGACAACGACTGTCCAGACAGCGAGAGTGGCCCATACGAAACCGAAGTTCGTATGAGCCACTTAGAGTGCCGAAAAAATTCAGGGACACCGCCCTCATCAGGGGGAGCCGAAAAGGGCGATGGTTGTTCAAGCGGGAGATTTGTTCGTACAGTCCCACTTCCGCCGCATAAAAAATGACCCCAAGCTCAGGCTTGGGGTCATTTTTTATCTTGCGGAGAAGAGGGGTCGAACAGCACGACCGCCCGACGGTTCATACCATGATATGGACAAATAATTCCCTTGATGAATCAGGCCGCTGTCTCTGTTTTACGGAGACGGCGGCCTGATTCATTATTTTTGACTACTTTTTGTCCCGGGGAACCCCCCGGGAAAACCCTGCTATGACCTACTTTTTCTGACTACGATCCTGACTACAAAGTACCCGGCAAAAGCAGACAGTATCGCGCAGTATCTGGCAGTATCCGATAAACGCAGATAACAAAAAATCCACGAAATATCGACTTTTCATCGACATTCCGTGGATACTTCTTGGTGCGAGGGAGGGGATTTGAACCCCCAAGGATAAACCACACGCACCTCAAACGTGCGCGTCTGCCAGTTCCGCCACCCTCGCATATGAAGTTTTGATGCAATCTCGATTTCTCTCGGCCTTGAGGTCTAAGCCGTATCGCTGACTGCTCAAGTATAATACCATACTCCCCCGGTGATGTCAAGCGTTTTCATAGATTTTTTTGCCATTCATATCTTGTAAATGGAGTTTCCGTGCAGAAATGACTTAAGAAGGAGGTTTTTGGAAATGACTTTTTTCAGATCCAGCAAACATCAAAGATTGTTGTGGAGCCTTTTGCTGCTTTCTGTCGGGGCGGCGGCGGGGTTCGGACTGGGGATATTCTGCGGTGCAGAGCCGCCCGTAGGCTGCCGGGAGAGCGACCTAACCCCGGTGCCGGACGAAAGCTTCGTCTCCCCTGCCTCGGCGTCCTCCGTAGAAACGTCCCCGGAGCCGGAGCCGATGCCCGAGAAGTGGGTCTGTCTGACCTTCGACGACGGCCCC